TTTAAATTCTGTTTGGGTAAACGAAATGAAAGCAAATGAATATAATCCAATGCATATACATCAAGGAACTTTATTAACAGGCCTTTCATCAGTAATGATATTAAAATTACCAGATACTTATGGTGTAGAATATTCAGCAGCGGAAACACCACAAAATGGCCGTTTACAATTATTAGGTTCATCATCAGGACAGTTTGCTAAGGTGGATTATCAACCACCTATGGCATTAAGAGATTTTTATATATTTCCTTATGATATGCGACATACTGTATATCCTTTTAATGGAACAACAGATACAAGAAGAACATTAGCGGCCAACTGTGATGTGTTATATAATTCAGTACTAAATCGAGGAGCATAAATGATAATAAAAGAACCAAAATGGAAATCTTATATAGTAGAAACAACAACATCTGTTTTTACACCAGAACAGTGTCAACTAATTATAAACGCAGGACGTGCTGAACCACAACAAAAGGCTGAAGTGGGTGCCGGCGCTGGTGGTGCAGGAGTTATAGATACTAAAACTAGAACATCTCATATCAGTTGGATTCCTTTTAATAAAATGCCAGAAATGTATGCTACTTTGGAACAATTAATGTTACAAACAAATATAAATCATTTTGGTTTTGAAAATATGCAAATAACTGAGCCTGCACAATATACAGAATATCCTGAAGGTGGTTTTTACGATTGGCATATAGACAGTGATGTTATAATGGCACATGAACCTCCTGTAAGAAAAATATCAATGACATTATTATTATCTCCTGAAAGTGAATTTGAAGGAGGAGGATTAGAATTAATGGATGAAAATAAAGTTGCAAGACCTAAACAAGGACAAGCAATCTTTTTTGCATCTTTTATTAGACATAGAGTAGTGCCAATAAAAAGAGGAGTTAGAAAATCGCTTGTTATGTGGTTTGGAGGAACTCCATTAAAATAATATGATAGTAGAATATTTTTTTCCAACACCGATTTATATTTTTGATATTCCAAACGCAATTGAATTAAATGCGTCTTTAGAAAAAAATATTGTAGAATGGCAACAAAAAGATAAAGGTGTAAACTATACTAATATAAATGGATGGCATAGTACAACGGATATGGCCGGAAAACAAGAATATCAACCATTAGTTAATATACTATATGAAGCTCAAAAAGAAGTATTTAAAAAAGAAAGTTTAGATGGTGATCCTGTATTAGGTAATATGTGGGCAAACATTAATCCAAAAGGCGGAGCTAATGCTTCTCATACTCATCCAAATTGTTTATTTTCTGGTGTGTATTATGTTAAGACACCTGAGAATTGTGGTTTATTAAAGTTTGAAGATCCTAGACCAGGAACTACTTTATATAGACCAATGAAGAAAAATACACAAGAAGAAAAAGAATACTGGAGAGAGATTTTTTACAAACCAGTTGCCGGAAGATTAATCATGTTTCCGGCATGGTTACTTCATAGTGTATTGCCAAATGAATCTGATGATATAAGAATATCTATATCGTGGAATTTTTTACAAGATAAATTACACAACATTATAAAACCATAGGAAAATATGAGCTTTGCAGAAAACAAATACCAAGTTATAAAAAATGCAATATCTTCAGATTTAGCAAATTTTGGATTTAATTATTTTTTACTAAAAAGACAAGCAGTAGATTATATGTACAAAAACAATATTATGGCTGAGTCTCCTTTATTAGGTACATGGAAAGACGAACAAGTGCCAAATGTATATTCTCATTATTCAGATTTTTTTATGGAAACATTACTAATGAAAGTAATGCCTATAATGAAAGAACAAACAGGTTTAGAATTAATACCAACGTATTCTTATGCAAGAGTATATGAAAAAGGTTCTGTATTACACAGACACAAAGATAGACCAAGTTGTGAAATATCTACAACTTTAAATTTGGGAGGAGAACCATGGCCTATATTTGTTGATGGTACAGGTGGTATTAATAATAAAGGAATTCAAATAGATTTATCGCCTGGCGATATGTTAGTTTATTCTGGTTGCGAACTAGAACACTGGAGGGAGTCCTTCACAGGAAATCTATGTGCTCAAGTTTTTTTACATTACAATCATATAAATGGACAGTTTAAAAATACAAATCTATTTGATGGTAGACCAAATTTAGGATTGCCTGCATTTACTAAAGGTTTTAAACAATAATAAATAAAAGGATATATTATGGAACTGAATACTTATTTTATAGAAGGCGGAGTTGGAAAGTGCGTGGCGTTCACAGCATTAGTTCCGAAACTTGCAAAGAAAAACGGTCAAAAAATACAAATACATACTCCATATATAGATTGTTTTGTTTTTAATCCTGATATTTTGAATGTGTTTGATGGCACTATTCCTTCAAATCATCCTGAAATTTTAAAATCTAATAACATTTATTATTGCGAACCTTATAAATCAAATTTTGTTTTTGGTAAAGAACATTTAATTCAATCATATTGTAAATTGTTTGGCGTTGAATATGATGAGACTGTTATACCAAAATTATACACTTCAAATCATAGAGAACGTTCAAATGATTGGTTAAGAAAACATAAAATAGGTAAGTATATGATGGTTCAGTTTTCAGGTGGGCAACCACCAGTAGGTTGGAATCCTGCTAATCCATATCAAAGTTTTAATCCTGGTAGAAATTATCCACCATATCTTGCATCACAAGTTATTAATAAGATTAAAACAAAATATCCAAATCTAACGATTATAGATTGTACATTAACAAATGAACCAACATTTCAAGGCACTATTAAGTGTGATGAACAATATTTTATTATACATGAGTTGTTAAAAGAGGCTGAAGGATTTATTGGTATTGATAGTTGTTTAAATCATTTTTCAGCATCAACAGGAATATCTGGTGTTGTTATATGGGGAAGTACTAGATGGACACAATTTGGTTATACTCACAATACAAATCTACATTACTTTATGGAACCTAATAAATGGAACGAAAGTAAATATGTTGATGTTGACCCTAGAAATGTAATGGTTGATCCTGATACTGTGTTTAATTCTTACGTTAATCTGAAACAATCTAAAGATACTAAGGTTTCTTGCTTATTTAACTAAAGACATAACTTTAATTATTATAAATAGTAGAGTTATGGCAACTCCTGCAACACGAGAAACTTTAAAACAATATGCTCTAAGAGCATTAGGTAAACCAGTTATAGAGATTAACGTAGATGACGACCAATTAGAGGATCGTATAGACGAAGCATTACAATTTTATGCTCAACATCATTATGATGGAATAAGAAGAACATACCTTAAATATAAATTAACAGAAACAGATAAAACAAGATTAAAAGCTTCCACTCCAACTACAGAAACGGCCACTAAAAATGGAGTTTCATCAACTTGGTATGAAGCAAATAATTACATTGTGGTACCTGAATCTGTAATTTCGGTTATCAACATATTACCTTTTTCTGATAAAGCCAATTTAAATATGTTTGACGTAAGATATCAATTACGTTTGAATGACCTTTATGACTTTGCTTCAACATCAATTATCAATTACGATATGGTGTTAAGACATTTAGATTTCTTAGATCAAATATTAGTAGGACAAAAACCTATTAGATTTCAACAACACGATAACAGATTATATATTGATATGGCTTGGGATTATGATTTACAGGTAGATGAATATCTTGTTATTGAATGTTATAGAAAATTAGACCCAAACACTTATACGGATGTTTACAATGATATCTGGTTAAAAAGATATATAACCGCTCAATTTAAAAGACAATGGGGAAGCAACCTTAGCAAATTTAACGGTGTAACTATGTTAGGAGGAGTTACATTAAATGGTGAAAAAATATATACGGAAGCTCAAACAGAAGTTGAAAAACTAGAAAAAGAAATAAGAGATTCTTACGAAATTGCTCCAACGTTTATGATAGGATAATGTATGGTTGTAATGAATCCATATTTTCAATCAGGAAATGGCATAGGTAATCTTGCCGAACAAAGACTCCACGAAGATTTAATCATAGAAGGACTAAAGATATATGGTAACATGGTTTACTATATGCCTAGAACGTTGGTTAATAAAGATATAATTCTTGGTGAAGATGTAATTAGTAAATTTAAAAAGGCTTTACCTATTGAAATGTATTTTGAAACTAGTGAAGGATTCTTAGGACAACAAGAAATAATTAATAAATTTGGTTTAGAAATACGTGAAGATACTACATTCATGGTTTCTAAAAGAAGATTTGAAGAATTAGTAAGTTCACAATCAACTATGATTGCTGAAGGACGTCCAAATGAAGGCGATATAATTTATATGCCTTTAATGAACAGTTTTTTTGAAATACAATTTGTAGAAGATCAACAACCTTTCTTTCAATTAGGAAATTTACCAGTTTATAAATTAAGAGTAACTCGTTGGGAATATTCAAACGAAGATTTGGATACAGGTGTACAAGCCATTGATGATAAAGAAGCTGTATTTACTTTAAATCAATTAGATCAACACTTCTTTTTGGAAGATGATAGTGGCGCTTTATTGTTAGAAAACGATACTGTAAATACTGATAACAATTATTTCTTACTAGAGACATTTAGTGAAACTATTAATTCAACTTATGCTAATAATAATGATTTGGATACTGAAGCTGGATTTGATACTGCTTCAACAGCTGACGATATATTAGACTTTTCGGAAACAAATCCGTTTGGTGATCCAGGAGGATATTAATGTTTAATAATTTTTTCTATAATGAGGGCTTGAGAAGATTGACTGTCGCATTTGGAACAATTTTTAATAAGGTACAAGTTAAAAAGGCAGATACTAGTGGCAATCAAGTTCAAAGTATAACTGTACCATTGGCCTATGGACCTAAAGAAAAGTTTTTAGTTCGTTTAGATCAACAAAAGGATTTACAAAATAGAGAATTTGCTATTGTATTACCTCGTATGAGTTTTGAAATTACGGGTATCATTTATGATTCTTCTCGAAAATTAACAAGAGTACAAAAATTAAGAACACCAAAAACATCTACAAATACAGGTGTAAATTTTAATTATACACCAGTACCTTATAATATTAATTATACTTTAAATGTATTTACAGCAACAGCTGAAAATGGTTTACAAATTGTAGAACAAATATTACCATACTTTCAACCAGATTA